CCCATTACGGAATCCTTTCGTCTTCTGTAGGGTTCGCCATTTCAATCGGCATTTCCTCAATAGTATCAACCCAACGGCGAATACCCATTTCAAATTCGTCGCTTGTCAATAGGATACCGATCTGCTCTCCCTTGTCTGTCATGAAACGAATGCAATGGTACTTCTCCTGCTCGGGAGCAACTACCATTTCGTCGGTGCGGGTGAGAGACCACCCGAAATACTCAAATAGCCTTTTGAGCCAGTTCATTGGCGATTTCCTGCACTTTCTTGAAATTGTTCTTCGCCCAATAGGAACGGATGACCTTTGCCAATCCTTCCCTGAAGTCGTTGCGATGCTCAACAAACTCTTGAGCCGTGCCCTCGTCGGTGGCAATCAGCACGACAAGCCGTTCGATGCGCTTGCCAGTTCGCTCTTCCCACATGTAGGAGTATGCAGCCGCTTGGTGGAAGTAGTTCGTGATCCACGAACGCTTCTTCTCTTTTGATGCCGTCTTGAAGTCGATAATTGCGGGTTCGCCACAGTATTCACCGATGCAGTCTGTCCGTCCTGCAAGCATGAGAGTATCCGACCACAGACCATTTTCGATGGCATAGATCTCACCGATGTTCTGCAACAGCGGAAGAATAGGATCGAAATGCCAACGATCACCAATCTCCGCAGGAACGGAGCGATTCGTCAGATACTCCTCAACCAAGGAGTGCAACTTGTTTCCGCGATTGATAGCCATCTGTGACTTTTTCGCGTTCTCGGGATCTTCTCGCCACTTCTTCCACTTCTCGGCATCTTCGTGGTTTACAACGGTAGTCACCGATGGATACCACTTGCCGTTTGTTGGCGATTGATAGTAGCGTCCCATCCCTTCCGCTTCCACGGAAACAAGTCTTGTTTCGTTTGTATTCATATTTAATAGTCTCTCATTCCGTGACGAGGGTGTGCCGACTTGATCTTGGAAATGACTTCCTTGAAACCGCTGTCGGGTTTACGAATGCCCAAGCGAACAGGATCGATCACGGGCGGGGCAGATGCAATGTACTGCTCGACCTGTTTCTTGCCACACTTTGGGCATGGCTTCTTGCATGGCTTCGCCCGATCCTTGATCATGAAGAACTCTTCAAATCGGTGGTCACATGCACGGCATAGGTAATCGTAATTTGGCATAGCGAGTCTTCTATTTATACTGCTTCGCTAGCAAACCACGATGGGACAGGGGTCTTCGCCCACTTGGCGAAACGCTTCTTTTCACCGATGTAATACTTACGATAAGCCGTGACGGCATCTTCGCAGCGGTACTGCTCGGGCATTGCTTGAGCAAACGGAGTAAGCGACCCATCCTTGATGTTGTTGGGACACCCCGCGAGAATGCCCATCAAATCATGCATGGAGTGCTTTTTGCCATATCGCTTGGTGTACTCAAACATCAGACCCCATGCATGATGCCAAAGCCAATCGTAGTTGGACGAAGTCTCCATTGCCCATCGTGTGCATGGGTGATTGACCATTGTCGCAAGACAAAGGACATCATCGTACTCGGGGTGGATCCAATGCTTGATTTTGCGACCATTCTTGGATAGACGAATAGCAGGTTCGCCGTCAAGCACACGGTGTGCTGTTGAAAGCATCTGTGCGCTTTCAACAATCATCTTTACGACATGCTTGTCGCAAAGATCCCGCGCCGCTTCATGCGGTGAGGATTGCACTACAAAGATGTTCATGTATCAGTCCTTGAAGGAGCCATCGTTCCAAAGATGCCACAGACGGTGTGTGAGGATTGCCCAACCAAGTCCAAGCCAAGTTTCTGCCATGTATTGACCCGCTTGGCAACTCATGATGTAGACGGTCGGGATCTTTTCTTCTTCCTTGAGGGGAAAAGCAATTGGAATTGCATCGGGTGCCACTTCGGGTTCCTCCACTACAGACTTGGGCTTGACCGTCTTGACGGTACGCTTGCGGACAGACTTAGCCATTGCGGTGCGCTCCCATCGGCTCAACATTCTCTTCCTTAACCCAATAGGTCTCGGAACCCCACTCGTTGCTGTGGGTGGTGACTAGGTACTGCTTGCCCCAATTGGGGTGCATCTCTACCCGCCGAACAACGGCGGTCTTTTGCTCATCCCGTAGCCAAACTTTCTGCTGCGGTGCCTTCTTCTGTGCTGTTTCGTTGCTTTCCATGTGTTTGAACCCTTTTTGATTTAAGGTTGTGATTGGGATAAGTATAGACCATGATCGGGTCGGTGTCAAGTCCTGACTGCTAAATAAGAGTGAGGTACATCATCATGCCAACTACCCTGACCATTCCTGAAGTTCTGAAGAAAATCTCGCAAACCGCAAAGAGCCGCGAGGACACCGTCCGTCTTCTCCGTGAGAACGGAAGCCACACGCTGAAGCAGTTGCTTCACTACGCCTTCTTTGATGGCGCAAAGTGGTACCGCAACGATCTCCCTGAATACACGCCCGACCAAGCCCCCGAAGGCTTGACTATGTCGAGTCTTTTTCAGGAGAGCAAGCGGCTGTACATCTTCAAAGAGTCCTATAACCTTCCAAAGGATCGCAAGGACATCCTGATGATTCAGATCCTTGAGTCTGTTCACCCCGACGAGGCAAAACTGCTGAAGGAACTCATCAGCGGTACCTTCGGATACGGTTACGGATTGTCCAAGCCGATTGTTCAAGATGCGTTTCCTGACATTGCTAATGTTGTGGTTGCTTCCTGAGAGCATACCGCGCAAGGAAGTAGGAGTCAACTATGTCTGAGACAGGACTTCCACAGTCCTTGCTCTCCTTGTCCATTGACTTCATCAGATCGATTCCCGTCTGATCCTTGAAAGCGGCATGCATGATGCACTTGTCGGCGTTTCCTTTACCCGCTGCAAACTTCTTTAAGGCTGTTGGTGCAACAGTTTCAAATCGAATCCCGCTCTTCCACAACTTGTGCTTGAGCATCCCGCAGTTCTCTCCGATATGAAAGACCTTTCCTTTAGCCCCCATTGCATAGTCCTCTATGACGAGAGCGTCAGCATCAACTCTGCACTTGGACACAGCCCATTCAGAAATGAGATCGTATCTTTGCTCGGGGCAGAGGTAATCGGGGTAGACATCCCCAACACAAGTCAGCATTCCAAAAGTATGTGTGACCTGATTGCGCTTGACCGATGTAAGGAACCAACAAGTGGCTTTTTCTCCGTCAATCAAAGTGATTGCGGGTGAGGTCATGGAGTAGTCAATACCTAGGACTTTCACACAAGTATCTATTGCTTCCATTCAATCCTGTGCTAGAATTCCCACAATGAACATCGAACGAATCAAAGAAATGGTCGAAACAGACCTGAAAATCGACGGAACCGAACTGGGTGATGAGTCGATTCGCATTCCCCAATTGCACGGTAAGTACTTGAACATCTATCACGATGAATGTCTTGTACTTCGGAAGTTGGATGCGGACTACAACCTACTTCGAAAGAAGAAGTGGGAGTACTACAACGGCAAGTTGTCGCAACAGGAACTTGATCAACTCGGATGGGAGCCGTTCGGTCACCGCATCCTTCGTCAAGACATGGATACCTACATGGATGCCGACGAAGACTTGGTCAAGATCCGATCCAAGATTGATCTACAAAAGGCGAAGGTTGAGTACTTGGACAGCATCATCAAGGGCATCAACAACCGCCAATGGGTGATCCGCAACGCGATTGAGTGGCGTAAGTTCATGAGCGGGGTGACCTAAATACCTTGAATGAGCGTGATTGAAGTTCGTAGCATGAATACCGCCTATCTTCGTGTCATTGCGGAGAACGGCGTTGCATACGAACTTCAAGACTACTTCACATTCGAAGTCCCTGGTGCGAAGTACACACCCGCGTACAAGCGGCGGGTATGGGACGGCAAGATACGGCTATTCAACGCATACTCGGGTCTGCTTCCCTCGGGACTCATGGACTACCTTGCGACCTTTGCCAAGGATCGCGGTTATGAGTTGCGGGTCGATTCTTCAGTAGCCCAACCTGAAATCAAATTCGATTGCGACAAGGTTCGGGAGTTCATCAAGGCTCTGAATCCCACCGCCGATGGAAAGCCGTTGGAACCTCACGACCACCAAGTCGATGCGGTTTGCCATGCCCTTAATCAATCACGGTGTGTCCTGCTTTCTCCCACGGCTAGTGGAAAAAGTCTTGCCATCTATTCCATGGTGCGGTATTACCAAAACGCCATCGCACCAAACAAGAAGATACTGATCATCGTTCCCACCATCTCGTTGGTGGCTCAGTTGTATTCCGACTTCAAGGACTACTCAGGAACCACGAACTGGAACGCCGACAAGAACTGCCACCGAATCGTAGGCGGCGAGGCGAAGTTGACTGACAAGCAAATCGTTATCTCCACATGGCAGAGCATCTACAAGTTGCCTCGCGCATGGTTCGATAACTTTGAGGTAGTCATCGGTGATGAGGCTCATCTGTTCAAGGCTCAGAGCCTGAACACGATCATGAACAAGTTGATCGACTGCCCGTATCGAATTGCCCTCACGGGAACATTGGACGGCAGCAAGATTCACAAGTTGGCTATCGAAGGTCTCTTCGGCCCAGTTCATCGCGTCATCACGACCAAGGAACTGATGGAGAGAAACCTCCTGACCAATCTGCGAATTGAATGCCTGATGCTCCGATACCCACCTGAGATCCGAAAGGGTGTCTGTGGATTGGACTATCACAGCGAGATTGAGTGGTTGGTCAATTGCGAGAAGAGAAACGAGTTCATCGCTTTCTTGGCTTCTGCTACCCGTGGTAATACACTTGTCCTGTTCAACTATGTCGAGAAGCATGGAAAGCCTCTGTACGAGTTGATCAAGAAGACGGCAACGACTGTGATTGAAGGCAGAAAGGTCTTCTTTGTTGCAGGAGAGACTGAACTTGAGCAGCGAGAGGGAATTCGATCCATCGTTGAGAAGGAAGAGAATGCAATCATCGTTGCTTCATATGGAACCTTCTCAACTGGAATCAACATTCGAAGCCTGAAGAATGTAATCTTCGCTAGCCCATCCAAGAGCCGCATCCGCATTCTTCAGAGCATCGGTCGCCAACTCCGCAAATGCGAGGGAAAGCACATCGCAAAGTTGTATGACATTGCTGACGATCTTCACCATGGAGACAACTTGAACTACACGCTACAGCACTTCCTGAAGCGCGTGAAGATCTACGAATCGGAACAGTTCCGATACAAGTTGGTCAAACTTCCGATTGAGATGAAGATACAGAGACCAAAGGAGGGATCCAAATGACTCAGTATTACCCGATCAAACTGATAAGAATGATGTCGGGGGAAGTGATCGTTGCGGGGATCGCTAATGGAGGGAACGATTCCTACATCTTTGAGAAGCCGATGGTACTGGTGGCTGTTGCTCTCCCGAATCAAAAGCCAAACATGCCGCAGGAAGTCACGGTCATGCTGAGGGATTGGATGGAGTTCAGCGACGATGTGTACTACATCATTCCAAAGAAGGCGGTCATGTGCATCATGAAGCCCAACAGGGACATCGTTGCCGATTACACTCAGGCAAAGATTCAGTCTGACATCATGAGCGACATGATTGAGAACGGCATGGTCGGTAACAACAAGACTGTCGAAGACCTAGAGAAAGAATCTGATGGTGATGAAGATGAGGATGATGCTGAGTTTGAAGAGGGGCACGACGAGTTCCCTGGTTGGGGCGGCGATCCTCGGCTCGGCTAGGTACTTTAGGGTACTAGAAGTACTCTATGTACTCTCTAAAGAGGTTACTTAAGTAGTACTCTATAGGTACTATTGTTCTCTTGAACCTCAAGAGTATCTAGTAGCGGGAACGAGTAAATTGCCTTTGATTCCGCGAAGTGAGTAAAGATTCTGCTGACAATGTTCTTTACTCCAACACAAGTCGGTGTTATAGTTCTCCCAACAACACGGAGAGAGAATGACCAAGAAAAGAGCAGGAAACCATTACATTGATAACGAACGGTTCCTAGAGGAACTGGTTACACACAAGAAGGCTGTTGCCAAGGCAAAGAAGGCGGGGACAAAGCCACCTGGTGTGACCAACTACATCGGACAATGCTTTCTCGACATCGCAAACAACTTGGCGAAGAAGCCGAACTTTGCGAACTACACCTACAAGGACGAGATGGTATCGGATTCGGTTGAGAACTGCATCATGTATGCAACCAACTTCGATCCCAACAAATCCCGCAATCCATTTGCATTCTTCACGCAGATCATCTACTACGCATTCCTCAGGCGCATTCAGAAGGAAAAGAAGCAACTCTACATCAAGATGAAGTGTTTTGAAGAGAACGATCCCACAGGTCGCTTTCGAAACTGGATGGAAGAACAGCACAGCAAGTACGAGGACGGCAATCAAAGTCCATATGTGGAATTCATTTCGGATACCACCCTTACATCGGAATCGCTCAAGCCCAAGAAAAAGAAGAAGCGTAAGAAGAAGACTACCAACGATTCAAAGCATACATTGGATGATGTGATGGAAGATCTATGATTGCAATTATCAACGATACGCACTTTGGTGCCCGTAACGACAGCCCGATCTTTCTTGAACACTTCATGGAGTTTTGGGAGAAGGTGTTCTTTCCTACACTAGAAGATCGTGGCATCAAGAGGATCATTCACTTGGGTGACTTCCTAGATCGCCGCAAGTATGTGAACTTCTACACCCTGCAACAGGTTCGGACACGGTTCTTGGAACCGCTGAAGAACATGGGTGTTGAGATGGACATCACCCTCGGAAACCACGATGTCTTCTTCAAGAACACGAACCGTCTCAACTCGGTCATCGAACTGTTCCGCAACTACCCCAACATTCGAATCCATGAACAGCCGACTGTGCTTGACTTAGGTGAGACAAAGGTAGGATTGGTACCTTGGATTACCAAGGACAACTCGGAGGAGTGCCTGAAGTTCATCGCGTCCGCGCCCGTGCGCGTACTTATGGGACACTTTGAAGTAAGCGGCTACGAGGTGCTTCGCGGTGTCGAACATCATGATGGCATGGATCCCGCCCTGTTCAAGAGTTATGAGGCAGTCTACAGCGGTCACTTCCATTGCCGCCACAGTAGGGCGAACATCCACTACTTGGGCACCCAGTATCAGATGACATTTGCCGACCTGAACGAGCGGAAGGGCTTCAGTATCTTTCACCCGCGCACGGGCGAGATGGAGTTCGTTGAGAACCCAATTCAGATCTTTCATCAGATCGAATATGATGACACCAAAGAAGACTATAACATCTTGAACTGCAAGCAGCACAGGAATACATTCGTTCGGCTCTTGGTCAAGAACAAGACTCGTCCGATCATGTTTGACAACCTGTTAGATCGCCTGAACGATGCCCCTGCACATTCCGTGAGTGTGACCGATCAGACAGAAAAAGAAATAAACAGCAACACGGATGTCGTGGACATGTCCAAGGACACCCTGACCCTGATCTGTGACGAGATCGACACCCTACAGGGAATACAGGATCCAGTACGCCTCAAGACCCTAATTCGGGAGATTTACAGCGAGTCGCTGCAAGGCTAAATATGATGAAATGCCTAAGCACTACGACACGCTGATTCGGGATATCAAGGAGTGGAGTACCGTTCCTACAAGTGGTAGCGGAGACGCTACGGTGCGGATATCCCTTAGAACAGGCAAGGCTGACAAGGCAAAGAAGCCGTCTGTAATCCAATTGAAGAACAAGTCTCCTTCACGGGTGGAGATAGGTAAACTAAAGAACGCAAACTGGAGTTCGGGGGGTATCACATGATCTTCGGTAATCAATCGAAGGGCACGATCATTGCTGCCCAAAACATGCTAGGGTATGACTCGTTTATTGACAGCGACTTCACCAAGCCCTTCAATGAGAACGAGCCGCTAGAGATGCTGTATCCGCCCGACCACCCAAACAGCGGGTCAAAGTATGTCTTTGATACGCCGTTGGGCGTTGATACACTCGGAACATTTTCGTTTGAATGGGGTCGCGGTACTTATCACTTCCCTGAGGTGAACAAACTTAAAGTCAACAAGGATTATGTGTTTCCATATCAGAGCGAAATTGATATTGTCTTTGCACCGACCCTGAACAGCGGCATGAGACCCCTGACAGATCGTGCCATTACTGCCGATAATGGAGTCGATGCATTCTTCCTAAAAGGATCGGTGATTCGCGGCAAAATCAGCGGTGCAAAAAGATTCTATGCAGGCCCGTTCAAGGGCTTCACCAAAGAGATTCAGGATGTTTGCCAAGGAGCGACCGCAGTCAATCTCATGGACGGTTCTGATTGTGCGGGTTACCTGAAGGGTACATTCTACGAGCATGGGTTTGATCCCGCAGTACACAACCTGTTCAACTATGCAGATCAATCAAATACCGTTATCGATGTAAAATCCCCATTCAACCTGTCCTTCATGGAAGGAACACCCTACCATCGATTGGGTTACAACTGGATCAATACGCGCAATAGATTCAAGAGACCAATTCCCTACAGCATGTTGAGCGGGACAGGGAAGGGAGTATCGGCAGTAGTGATCAGCAAGAGACATGCAATAGTCTCTGCGGATGCGGACATAGACTCCGAAAACCTACGCTTCTACTCGGGAATAACTGGGTTTGTTGTACCAACCGTGACTGCTACCGCAAGCACATTCAAGCAAATGTGGGATGCTATTGGTTTCATAAACGAAAACAGTAGCAGCGAGACACTAGCCAAATTCAATGAGATGAAGCCATACTTCGATGGCATCAAGATATTGACATTCTCGCAAGATTTGCCCGATGACATTCAGCCGATTTGGTTGATGGACACCAATACAAGCGATCCGCTGTTTTATTCATTGGCAATCGGACAAGAGGCAAGAGGTCATCACGGAACATTCTGTCCACCGATAAAGTCAAGCACATTCGATCCAACATCTCCACCCTCCTTGCTGTTTGGAAGTTCACAGGAGTGTTCTTCCATGCCATCTCCGTCAGATCACTCAATGCCGAACACACTCAGGACAATCGCTATTGCTCGGGGTGATATCGGATCTCCTGTCATTACCTACCACTACTATGTGCCGATCTTTGTTGGGTTGGTATCAGAAGTGTCATTTGCAGATGATCAGAATCAAAACAATCGGAGTGTATCAGCGAAGATTTGTGGAACGGGAATGGGTTCAAGCAAGCCCATACAGTTTCCTTGGGGTGCCACATTCACGCCATTCTCATTCCTCAATGCATACCTATCCATCGGTGGTGGTTCCGCAAATACAACTCAATTGAGACGAACGAACTTCGCCACCAACGAGACATATCCATACCCACCTATTGATTTCGAATCAGGCCCATCATACCGATCTACAAGAATTGATGTTTTGACTGAAGGGACACGGATTTTTGAAGGAACCTCGGGAATTGAAGAGAGGGAGATAATCATAGATGATTATACACAATGTGTGGCAAACATTACGCTTATGCAAACAAGGATGATAGGTGTAGTATCGAGAAAAATGTTGTGTGGATGTTCTATTGAAAATCCAGGGATTGACACATATTTCTGTATAAACGGTCTCTGTGATTGGCTGAGATCATTGCTTAAACAGTTGGGGATGCCGACAAATTTTCCATGCCCCACATCTTTCATCGATATTCTTCGTATAGCAGACACCGATTGGGAGTTGGTGAAGAGAAAGTTAACTGCATTGGCACAGTATTTCTTAACTCTGTTTTTGACAAGGGGGCCTGCATCGATTGATCCCTGTGAGGTATACAAACAATTTAACGATGAGTTCTTCAAAAAGTGGGTGGATCCAGTAAAAGAAATGAATTGTCCAAATCCAATTATCCCCCTACCTACCGATGCTTTTCCAGAACGCATATCCGACAAGTGTAAAAAGATAATGGAAGAGGCATGCCGTGGTTACCAAACACCACCAACAGATCCTGTTTTCGAAACGATTGATGATGCTTTTGCATGTTTTCTATTGTGGCGGGTAGAACATCCTAACGCAAGTGATCAAGAAGCGAAAATGGCTTATGCGGAATGTATGCGACAAGCATGTTTGAATAACATTGGAAATGGAACTATTCCAGGCACGGGGGGCATAGGTCTTGCTGATACTTATCAATGCCCACTAACATGTGAGAGTCTTTACAGAGCCTTGGCATACGGAGTCGATCCCTGTTAGCGTTTAGGTTTCTGCATACATACATGATCAAAGGAGATACACCATGAGCGTAGTGAAACTGTTCAGACTAAATTCGGGCGAAGAAGTGATCAGCAAGGTGTTGGACAATTCCCACACCCATTCAGGATCTTGGCTACTCAAGTCCCCTGCCATCATCCTCCCTGTCGGAAACGGCAAGTTGGGTATGGCACCTTGGCTTCCCTACTGCGAAACAGACAGCATGGAACTGCCCGAGAAGGCGGT